GCCCGAGCGCTTGTAGATCTCCTCGGCGAAGAGCGACGATCCGTCGCAGTAGCAACGCTTGCCCGGCCCGAGCCAGTCGCACTTCTCGTGGACGATGGAACCCTCGTACGGTCCGGTGCCGCCAGGCGCAACCTGGAGATGCAGGTCGAGTGATGCCCCGTACGGCATGCGACCGTCCAGCCAACTCGTCAGCGTCGAGCGGTCCACGGTCGCCGGATAGCGCGACGTGAAGATCTCCAATGTCAGCGCCGCCGTGCGTCCGTCGGTCAGCTCCGTGCGGATGCCGAACACGTATTCGTCGCCATGAATGCCGTGGTTGTCGCGCTTGCGACCGTTCTCAACGAGCCAGTCACATGAGCGGCAGTTGCCGTTGCGGCAGTCCCAGCCTGGAGAGAACTTTGGTTCGAGTCGTTGAATCAACATGGTTTCCTCAATCCCCGGAGGGGCGGGTTAGGTTTCGCGCCCGACGCCAGCAGCGAGATGGCTGGCCATTCGCTGGTCGGGCGTCGTCAACAGCGGCGCCTAGAACGGCACTCCATCGTCATCGACGGGACCGCTCGGAGGAACCGGCTTGCTCGTGCCGTTGTTCGTCGTCCTGGCAGCACCAGCGGAGCCGCGCGCGTTGCGCAGCGATCCCTTCATCTGCGCGGCGAACGCCTTGAGGTCGCCGCCCTCGAGCTTCTTCTTCGGTGCGAACTTGCCGCGACCCGGCTTGTTCACCCACTTGACCTTGAGCTGCCAGTTGCCGTTGTACTCCTCGGGCGCGCAGACGTACTCGACGGTTTCGGGCAGGAGATCGCAGCACTTCTGCTCGTCAGCGTCGGCCAGCAGCGACAGGTCATCGCTGGCAAACCCGAAGTGCATCAGGGACTCGATCGAGCGCGCCGACGTCCTCTCGGTGAAGTACAAAACGGCCGTGATCTCCTCGCCGTTGTACTGCTCGTCGTCGACTACGCGGCCCGTCACGAAGGCGAACTTGGTGTGCTTGTCGTTGTCCGTCTCGCCGAGGCCAGCAGCAACAGCGCGAACACGAACGGTGATTTCTTGCATGGGGAGGGACATGACTCAGATCTCCTTGTTGGTCGCGGGCGTCGAAGCGAGCCCGGCGTGGATGCGGGTGAGGGTGTCGATGTCGGCGGTCTGGATCTTGTCGAGGACCGCCTGGCGATGAACCGGAGCGCCTGACGCGCTCATGAATGTGTCGAGGCCGATGCGGTTGAGCTCGGTCTTGATGCTCTCGATCAGAGACGCGGTGTCGGTGAGGCGCGAGCCGCGGGCGGCCGTGGCGAACGGGTGCCACGGGTGATCCGTGTCGAGCTCGAACTCGGACGGGACAGACAGGCGGCACTTGGCATCCCATGCGGCCTCACGGGCGAGCTGCATCAGACGGCGATTGCTCGCCCAGCCACGGGCTCGTTTGTCGCGCGAACCGTCTTCCTCGATCTTCTTCGAGCCGCCCTCGAAGTGCAGGAACCCGACGACGTCGCACCACTCAGTGAGCTGGCCAGCGAACTCCTTGTGCGCCGCCAGAGAATAACGATCGAAGTCCTCTCCTTCCGGGTTCTTGAACGTCGTGACGACGGAGTGGCCGAGGATGATGATCTGCACGCCCTGCGCGCGCAGCACGTCGAGCTTGGCGAGCAGCCGCCGCAACTCCTCGACGGCGGCGCGATAGCCCTTGCCGTAACCGCCGCCGACCTTCTCGATCGAGTTGACCTTGTACTTCTCGCAGAGATGACGATGGATCAGCGCCTCGAGCGCCGATGCCGTGTCGACTGCGAATGCGCCAAATCCGTGGCCGGGATGCGCGATCAGGTCGTCTAAGCAGTCGTTGAGCTGGTCATAGTTGCGCGGCTTGTACTCGTCGGGCTGGCCGGGATTGAACGGGTAGCGCGCCACCTCGAGCTCGCCGGAACCGCCCTCGACGTCAGCGAACAACGCGTTCGCGTCGGCGGCGAGCGTCGTCTTGCCGACGCCAGGCGGTCCGTAGAACATGAAACGCAGGCCGAGCGTCAGTCGCTTCTTCTCGATCTGCCCGAGGCGTGACGGCAGACTGGCCGGCGCCTTGGGTGGGGTTGCCGCGGCGGCCGGCCGTGGTGCGGGCGCTTGTGGCGCTTTGCTCGGGACAGGGGTTGCCATGCTGATGGCTCCTCGTGGCCGTACGTCGGCCGGTTACGCCGCGCTCACGAGCTCGGAATGAGCTGCGCCGCGCGGAAACTCGTTGATGTCTGCGCGTCCTGCGCAGACCTGGAAAAACGCACACATGTCGCGACCGCGAACGCATGCGTCATGGTTAGGTGGGGTGAGTCCTCGCGCGTCGAGTGCGCGCATGGCTTCGATCGTGTCGATCAGCTCCTGGCGCATGCGCGGCAGCTCGGTGTCGAGACGGACGACGACAGAGCGTGCGAGGTAGTCGTCTACGCGATCGGCGATCTCATTTGCGATGCGGTCCGTGTATTCCTCGACCGTCTCATCGCGGTCGCGCTGGTCGGCGTGAAGGCGCGGCGCCTCAGGGACTCCGTCCTTGTCCTTCTTCCATCCAGTGCCCGCGCACTCGTCGCAGGGAACATGCTCGACGGTGACGAACGTAACGGTCTTGTAGCCTCGGCCCTTCTCGATCTCTCCTGGCTTCGCGGAACCTCCGCATGCCTTGCAGCCCTTCCCCTTGGTGTACTTGCGCTTGTCCTCGGGCGTAGCCAGGAGAATCTCGTGCTGCGGGCGCTTGATGACGTCGTAGACGCAGCCCGAGATTTCGTAGTCGAGACCGAACGCAGCTCCATCCACATAGATGCTGATTTGCGTGTCGATCGCGAGCCGGTCCCAGTAGGGCGCGCCAGGCGATGTGTCCGCGGTGGACGTCTTGTGCTCGACGACGAACACATTGCCGGTCGAGCGCTCGCGGATGAGCGCATCAATCTTGCCGCCGATCTGAATGTCGCCGAGCCAATAGCGGAACTCTACCTCAACGGCCATCACCTCCCAGTCGCACGCACCCCATCGGGCGTCGTACGCCGCGGCGAGGACACGCAGGCGAGCGCGGTCGGTATCGTTGACGTCGACCTCATCGGCAGCCGCGAACGCAGCCGCGAGACGGTCCTCGCCTGTCTGCCAGGCGAGGTACCACGCCTCGAGCACGGCGTGCATCGCGGTGCCGAACTCCATCGCTGGCGAGCTCGGCGTCTTGCAGCCGAGTGCGTAGCGGAAGAAGTGGGCACGCGCACAGGAACGCCATGCGCGCAGCCGAGATGCCGTGTAGATCTCGCTCACCGCCGACCTCGCAGCGCCGGATTCAAATCCAGCCGCTCGCGCTTCCACTGAGCGATGCGCTTGCGAGCCTGCCGTTCAGGCGACGGCTTGCGCGCGAGCGCGGCGATGGCCTGCAGGCAGAGACAGAGGGCGCGGATCACGGCGTCACCACCTGCGCAGGGCTCCAGTCGCCATCAACGCTCACGGGTGGATTCGGTCGGCGTGTGGCGCAATCGTGAACGGCGATTTCGCCTACCTTGTGCACGTCCCAGACGCGATCGGGCAGATCGAGCGTCTTGATGTTAACGACGAGTCCACGCTCGGCGGCCCACTCACGGAGTGACGCGATGATGTGGCCGTCGTAGTCATGAAGGTTCGCCGACGTGCTAGGCGTGCTGGTGATCGAGTCGAACAACTGCCAGAGCGGATCCCGCTCGCACACCAGCACCTGTGCGATCTGAGCGGCGACGTCCGAGGCTTCCGCGTCGGTGACGTGGTAGCCGTGTCGTTCGAGTTGTTGGCGGATGATGTCCGCCATCCCTTGCTTGGTCATCGGATTCCTTTCGCGACATCCACCGCTAGGCGGTCGCATGCGTAACAAACTGATTCGCGGTAGTCCCAGCCGCGAGAACGGGCTGAGAGGTAGAAGCGGGTGAAGCGCCAGCGAGAGGCGGTCACGACGCGCACTCCCCGCGCTGTCGGTCGCGCATGTAGTCGCCACGCGCGTCGCGGTCATCCCGCATCCGCTCACGCTGAGCGACACGCGCTGCGCAGTCGTGGCACTCCTCGCAGACACCCTTGAGATCGACCTCGACCTCCGTGTGCTCGCGGCTGCACGCGGTGCACCGCGAGAAGTGATGCCCTTCTTCGCGCAGCCAGTGCCAAACGTCGCTGGCCGTGCCGGTGAACAGACGCTCGCCGTTCTTGATGACGTGACGGGCGCCGAACTCGGCCGGCTCGTGCGTCATGCCGACGTCGGCGAGGACTTCGGTCAGTGTCGGAGCGCGCCACATGTTAGGCCGCCTCCGTCTCTGCGTAGTCCGCCCACGCGTCCACGCCGAGCTGCATGCGCTCGGCAACGGCCTTGGCCCAGGTGGCGCGGTCGTTCGCGGCGACGGCCGCGTTGATCACCAGGGTGAGCCGACGGAACTTCTCGAGCGCCGTCGCGCGGTGGGCCGCAGCGAGCTGCTCGCGCAGGTGCTGCATCTCCGCGCGGATGTGGTCGATCTGCGTCAGCGCTTCGGCGAGCGCGTGGCGGTCGGAGGAGAGATCCGCGGCCTGGAAGGCGGTGCGGGGTGGGTTCGACATAACTCATGGTTATATCGAACCGGCGGCGCGGTCAAGTCACAAAATAACTTTCCGGTATATTTTCTCGTTCCTCGTCGGAGGAACGGCATGCCACCTCCACAAACATCGCGAATAATTGCTCGTAAAGCTCGGGCGCGCTGCGGCGAATCTTCTCGCCTAGCACGCGCCATTCTTCGGCTGTGTGAATGCGCTCGAGTACCCCAGAACCTTCTGGGGGAGTAGGAGTGTCCATGCGGGCTAGTATGGACGATCCGTCTGAAACTTTCGGGACGGCTGGCCACTCCCGAAGTAGCTGCAACTACTTGCGACGGTCGGTGTTCACGGTGTTGTCGTTCGTAACCGTATCCGCCTCCTCGATACGTTTCGCCATCGAGCGAAGAAGCTGAAGCGCAGCCTCGTACTGATCGCCTCCCTTGTGGCGCAACAGGTGGCCGAGTTGACTCCACTCCTTCTGCGCTTCATCCGCGAAGTTCTGGGGCTCTGGGATCGACAGCCGCCGACAGATCGGAAGCACGAGCTTTGAGCTTCCAGTCACACCGCTCTCAATCTTGGAGATCATGACCTGGGATGTACCGACATCCTCCGCGAGCTGCTCTTGGGTCAGCCCGTGGCCCTTTCGAGCGCGCACCATGATCGCCCGCCACTCGTCGTTGGTTGCGATCTCGGGTTCTTGCTCGTCTTCTGACGCCACAAAGTTATGAGACCACAAGGCCTTATAACTCTCGTGCATATGAGCGGTTGAACCGCTTATAACTTTAGGGTATACGGGTGACATGAGCAAGTCGCCCTGCGATCTGATGCGCGAAGCCCGCAAGCGGCTCGACAAGACGCAGTCTCAAATCGCGGACGAACTCGGCCTGCCTCAACCGCTGATCTCGCGATGGGAGACTGGCGACGCATTTCCTCGGACCGAGGACGTCCGGCGCGTTGCAAAGGCGTACGGCCTCAAACCAGAGCAACTGTTGCCGCGCGACGAGGCCAAGGCGTCGTGACCTCACAGGTTGTCCATGATCAGCCCGATCGCGATCGCCGCAACAACCACGCTCGCGACAACCGCCAGCACGACACCGCCTCTTGGCTGCCCAGCCTTGGGATCGTAAACAGTCGCCGGCCCGCTCGGTCGTCGT